GATGAAGTTCAACGTCTTTCTTTCAATTGCTACATTGGTCTCGGTTGCTGGAGCGACTGTGGCAGACTATGTTTTGATGGCTTGGCTCTGGGTTTAATCACCTGTGTGTCTCTCTGGTGAATCCTAGACCTGTCGGATCGTCGCATGGACGACTTCGTATAGAATTGAGGCAACAACATTTAATGCACATACCATTCCATCGATTTGTTTTCAATTGAATTAAACATCGAGACTTCAATCTCCGAGTCTCAAGAAGACAACCTTGGCATCTGTAGATCGGCATCATTCAACTTCATCCTTGGCTTCTGTGCATGGTTGGCAAATTTGTTGATACTTTGGAGGTTCTTCGTCGCAACTGTAATGATAAGGTCTGAAGTATCTCGAAGTACATTTTGTGCAATAATGAACTCGTTCTTTAAGATCATGAAGTCTTTGAACAACAGCAATGTAAGCTTGGAATTCCATTACGCATTCGTTATTGTCAAATAGATGTCGCAACTGATCGTAAAGTTCGATTACTTCGTTTGGATTGACATACAATGTTTCACTTTTACTCATTCGAATTCCTCCAGTGTTGTTTGGTTTAGAGCCTTGGCAATTATCTCTTCAACATTGCCTTTGTAGTCTGAATCTATTTGCGTCGCATAGTCGATGAGTGTTGAAGCCAAGTGGAGACATGCTTTTCGATATCGTACTACTCTCATCGCTTGCGTCGCTATATCTTCTTGTAATCCATACGCTCTTAGACCAATTCTAACCCATTGGCTAAAGTTATCCATCTGTGTTGCTATCTGTGCAGTCTCGACCGTGAGGGAGACTTCTTTTCTGACCTTCATCAACCAATCCTAGCAATATTTACTATATCAAATCACCCGTACGGACGGGTCGAAATTCAAAGTTCTTGACGGGTCAAACCAAGGGCTGCGCCCTTCTATTCTGCATAAGCCGACAGCATGCGGACATCCCTATACGTCTCCGGAGGAGGGTTGGCGGTATAAGCCGTTTGGCGACTTCGTCGCGAAGATGGGACTACCTGCATGGAAAACGATCTGTCTTCGCTTACCAGTTTAATTTATACACCGGTTTTGATTAGAATGTTTGGTGGCGGGAACCGGTCTGGTGCTTTGCTAGCAGAAACAACCCGCTGCCACCCCAAAAAAAGAGATGATTTACTATGGCAAAAGGAGCAAACGACGTAATTTTAAGAGACAGACTACAATTTGATTTGAATGCTGCTGGTGATACAGCTCTTGTTTATGGACGAATTGACTTATCAGATTACGTTTCAATTGTTGAAAACAAAGGATTGGCCATAAAAGAGATTCGATTTCAACTACGAGCGCCCGACCAACCAAATGGAATGTGGCCAATGACATTTGTTTTGTCTGCAGCTGGAGCAGAAAAAGAAGGATACGTCAAGATTTTTGCCACCACAACCGCATACGAACTGGTAGCAGATATTGGTTTGGCGTCACCAAATGTCATATGTCTCTTTGAGAAACAATGCCAATTATCTACAAATCTTCAAGGACCAGGAGAACTATCAATTACTTTCAAAGATGATTTCTATGGAACTCCTGATCTACACCCTGAAGGATATGATGTCGTAACTGATCTTCTTATTGGAATTGCATGCGACGGTGTTGATGGATTTAACGCTGGAGCGGTAGAAACTTGTGAACTTGATGTTATGCTAATCGCAGAACCTAAGAAAATTACACAAAAAGATTTGACCCAAATGCTCACTCAGGCACAAGACCTCTGAGGTGAGTAAATGGCTCGTTCAAAAACTGAGGCTGCTGCATCGAAGGTACAATCTGCCGTCGCACTAGGCGGCTTAGGTGCTTCTCTTGGGACTGCTGTCGCTCCTGGTGTCGGTACAGCCATTGGTGGAAGTGTTGGTGCTATTACTGGTTTAATCATAGGCGACGGAGAAACAATCTTTCCTTTGGACATGGTTGCGATCCCAGCATACCAAGCATACATGATAAATGGTGCTCCTTCTCTTCAAGTTTACATCAGGGCAGGTGAAACGCTTATGCCGACTGGGGGTAATGTCGAGGATGTTCAACAAGTAGTCGAAAGCATGGCTGTAGGGGACACACCCAAGCCTAGAAAGAAAACTACTGCCTATCAACGCAAGTACAAGAAAGCCTTTGCCCAGGTTAAACCAAAGCATATGAAAAAGGATGGTACTTGGAAAAAGGGCGGATTCAAGGCTGCTGTCAAGGCTGCTCATAGGATGTGTAAATGATGGCAATAGAGATTATCAAAGAAACTATTGAGCAATCCCAGTTTACTACTGACTCAACGGGAAACGCTTGGCTTACAAAGAGAATCAACCTTTCTCCTGGTAAAGTCCATAATTTACTTCAAACAGACATATTTGAAGATGCTACCTCAGGCTTCGATGATGTTACAGGTAAACTTGAATTCGTTGTGAGTCCTTATCCAGCGATCCCAACAGACATGCCTCTTATTGCAGGTATTGGGCTTCGCAACCGCTATCCTTCGGCAGGTGATGATTCGGTACTCTTCAAAGCACATTGTACAACTCGGAATTCAAACTTTGTTGATGATCTAGAACAATTCCCAAGTGTTCAGATAGCAGCCAATCAAAAACTTTCATTTTACTCAGACCATTTGTATATCTGTGTTCATCTTGCAGCTACAGCAAATACAACGTATGAGAATTTTGCATGGTCATTTATGTTTACAATTGATAGCAAAAACGTGTCATCAGTTACGCATTCAATGGGTGTTCTTGCAGAATCTCATAATGCAATGTGTGCCCTGGTTATGTCTAATGGGCACATGCAAAGCCTTGCCGTTCTTCGAGGTAACACATTCCCGATGTGGAGATTTGGTGGCATTCGTCCTGAACACATGATTACGCCCATTGCAGCTAATGCATATTTCCTTCCAATCAATACAAGAGATGCTGAACAAATGACGTCAACACCTGGTATTCGACAAGCAGTAGCAGATTCCCGAGCAATGAGTGCATTCGATGCTCCATTTGGAGATCGCAGACCTGATTGGATTCGACTTCATCTCAATGCTGGCATTATTTCTGGCCCTGTTCGAGATCAATGGCCTCCAATTAAACACGCAGATAACGGAAACGTAAGAATGCTCTAGGTGATAATATGCAAGAAGAAACCCCAATTGAAGAAAAGAAAACCCCAACTACAAAATTTGCTGAGTGGCTTATGGCTCGTGCAGAAAAGAAAGAAGCAAAAGAAACATCTCTCGAATCATTGATGAAGTTCAACGTCTTTCTTTCAATTGCTACATTGGTCTCGGTTGCTGGAGCGACTGTGGCAGACTATGTTTTGATGGCTTGGCTCTGGGTTTAATCACCTGTGTGTCTCTCTGGTGAATCCTAG